GTTATCGATAATTCTTGTTTCTGGCATGATAGTAAAAACCCGTTATACTTTATTATAAATATAACGGGCTTAAATTATTGGTTGTTTTAGAAGTCTAATTTAACTCGAATCAAAGCTTCACGCTGGAATGATTTTAATAAAGGTTTTGAAAGTTTAGCTACTGCTAATAATTCTTGTCGATCATTATACAATCCAACTGTTGTTATATATGTTTTAGGATCTCCAATAAATGTGCTTTCTGCTATATCTCCAACACTACCTGTAACATATGACGGATTATTAGAAAAGTTATATTCCGCATTCTTAATTCTAACAAAATAATGCGTGCTAGTTACTTTTTCTGAATTTCTTGCTAAGAACCCATATAAGTCACTTGTTTCTGGATTAGTTAATGTTCCAGAACCAGAAATGGAATGGAATAAACGGAAATGATTATTTCCTTCCGAACTAGATCCTGTATTTGTTTGGAAATTCAATTGTTGATCCAACATTTTACCATCTAATACCAATGTTCCATAATCTGGATAAGCTAATCCATAATAAACCGGAGCAGTAGGATTATAAACACCATTATTAATTGATCCGGAAACTATATTGTATACACGTCCTGATTCTCCGATAGTTCCATTATTTAATGAAGAATCATCAATCAATGTATATGTAATGTTACTACTACTAATTGCCATGTTACTTCCGGTAGCATTTGTATCTAATGCTCCTGACATAAATGATAACGGCAATTCAAAATTTCCTGGATCTAAACGTTCTCGTAAACGATTTCTTTTAAAATTAACTACATAGATATAATCGGTACTTCCAGATCCAGCAGTTGTAAATCTAGTATCATTTTTTGCCAATAAAAGTTGTTTGTACTGTGAATATACTGCACGAGATGGAGAATCGTTAAGTTGTCCTTGGGAATCAGATCCGCTACCTAAAGCATGACCAAATGCCAATGAATATTGCGTTGCAGCACCTTCTGTATCTGGATCTTGTTGATATACATCTACATAATATCTTCGCTGTGTATTTGTTTGAGTTGAACTTGTAAATGCAGTAGATAAACTTGCAAGATTATCACTCCATAGACCTGCGGTAACAACTTCTGTTTGATTTGAAATAACATCATTTGCTAAATCAAACTTAGTATACGTACGACCATTTCTTGCCAATAATTGCGACTGTTGTTGTTCCGCAATGATTTCATTTGCTAATTGTTCTGCCAATTGTCGTACTTGTTGATCAACTGTAGACGCATTCGGAGTTTGTATTTCATTAGTAGTTTGCCTAATTGGACTAACTTCTCTTCTAGGAAACCCTCCTTGTCTAGATCTTTGTTTTAGTGTTTTAATAAACATATTCATTTTTTTATCCATTTACAATGTTGCTATAGTAGCTTTTTTAACTGTTAAGTTTATAGTAACTTGGCCTCCTGTTTCATTTGCTACAATAGTAATAGTTGCTGTTTTATCTTCAATTTGACGTTTTGCAATAATTTTAAATTCAAATCCAGACACTGCAACTGTTTGAGCATCTTCCGTATCTCCAATTACGCGTGGAGTAGTAGGAAGTACTGAATTTTGCAAAGCTCTTGTTACTTGTATATCAGCAACTGTAGAATCAGAAAGTATTGCTGTGTATCCTAGGTTAGCATTACCACCTTGCAAGTTACTTGTGTTAGGACTAATAATAGTACTATCTCCAGGAGCTTCCAATGTTATACTCGTATTACCAACAGTTACAACAGGTATATTCGTTGTTTGTTTCGGCAATGTAATTAGTTTGTATTTTAGTGCTTGTGTTTCATCTGGAATTGCTTCTGTTATTGGCATATTTTCTATAATAGTACCATAATAAGCAGTTCCTAGTGGATGATCTGCATTCCATAATGAATAATCAACTTCATCATCGCCAACAGCAAACTGCGTAATATTAAATGCATTACCGCCCTTTGCTAATAGTTCGCGACCTTTTAAAGTTAAAATTGCGTCTACTGTAACGCTTGAATTATCTAAATATCCCATATTTCACCTTAATTTTATATAAATATATGTAGTTTAAATTTTGGCATTAAACTAACACAAAACTACCTTGCTCTCCATTATTTTGATATATTAATTGATTTGGATTTGATGTTCTCCATTCTACAACAGCTCCGCCATCAACTATATCAGCTGACGCAATATTAAAATCTGCAGAAATCATTTTTGTTCCAAAATATCTTTGATTGCGTATTCCTGTTGGTAAATAATCTTGTGTTTGCGCAAATTGTTGCGAACCAGAACCATAAACTGCAGTTCCGTAACTATAACCTCCATATGTTCCTGGTGGTATTTCTGTAACTTGTTTAAATTCAGAAATACTCGCAGACAATATTGTGGGCGATAATGCCTCACTCAACCAATACGGTGTTGATGCAGTTATATATGTACTTCCAGATCTAATTAAATATTCATGCGAATATGTTACTCCATCGTATTTATCAGCAACTGAAGCAGTTAAATATGCTTGCCATTGATCATCATCAAAACCTTGTATACTCACAATACGGCCGTCGACATTTCCGGTATATTGTAAATAATCTCCTGATGATGTAGGACTAACATTATCTATTAATGCATAATAACCATTATCATATTTTTGTATTTTTGGTAATATCGTATCTTTGCTTCGTTCCAAAACATTTGGCTGTACCAATATTCCAGTTAATTTATCTGCTCTTGCCGGTAATAATTGTTCTAATTGCCTGAAAAAAGATAAATCAAACAAAGTAAACATATTAATATATGCATTGATATCATTTCGATTTTCATATTTTTTCCAATATGATCTAGCATACCGTATTAATCTAGGATATGATTTATCTTCATTTGAACCAGGATCTCCAATATAATCATCTAAC